CGAAAATTTTCTACATCTCTTAGAAAATTTTGCAAATACTACTGCTCCTCCTAAGGTTATACCTGGACAAATTTGGTATGACAGTGGAAATAAAAAATTAAAATTTTATGATGGTTCTAAATTTAGGACTGCAAGTGGAGCTGAAATTGGAACAACAGCACCATCTGGATTAACTACCGGAGATTTTTGGTGGGATACTAGTTCTCAACAGTTAAAAACGTGGAACGGAACAGAATTTATTTTAGTTGGACCAGCAGCCAGTCCTGCAGTAGGCGAAGCCGCCGCAGTTCAAGACACTGTTAAAGGTGTTGATAATGTTAATCATTCTATACTTAAATTGGTTTCAGAAGGCGAAGTAGTAGCAATTATAAGTTCAGCTAACGATTTTACATTAAATTCAACTACTCCAATTACTGGATTTACGTTGATCAAGAAAGGCATAACTTTAGTTAATACCAACGGTACAACCGGAGTTACATCAACTCCTCACTATTTCTGGGGCACAGCATCTAATGCACTTAAATTAGGAGGGTTTGCCGCAGCCGATTTTGTAAAATCAGGCGCAGCAAATTTCCAAAGCGGTCTTTCTGTTTCTGATTCAGGAATCACAGTAGGCGATCAAAATGATTTACGCATATGGGTCGACGATGGAAACAGACCTATCATTGAAAATCAATTAGGCGAAGATATAACTTTTAGAATTAAAACACTAGACACATTTGTTGATGTGTCTAAGATAAATCAAACTGGAGTGTATCCAGTAACTACCGGAACTATTGAACTAGGACAATCTTCTTTAGTTTGGAAACAAGTTTATGCTACTAAATTCTATGGAAATCTACAAGGTAATGTATTAAGATCAGATGGCACTACGGTATTAGTAGATCATACTGCAGGAACATATAAAGGAAATTTAATAGCAACAGATTCCACCACTGCATATAATTCTACTACAAAGGTATTTACAGGTTCGTTCGTTGGAAATATTACAGGAAACGTTACCGGAAGTATCACAGGCAGTTCTACTTCGGCAACGACATTAGCTGGAGTTTCAGCAGCTGAAGCTGCAACACCAGGTACTATACCAATACGAAATTCCTCTGGAAATATTCTTGCAACTAGATTCACAGGAATAGCTGATAAAGCTGATCAATTATTGGTAGGAGCAACATATAGAGCCACAGCTATTGCAGCTACAGCTGATACAATACCTGTTAGAAATGGTTCTGGAGATATATTTGCTGTAAAATTTAGAGGAACGGCAACCGCTGCTGAATATGCCGACCTAGCAGAAAAATATCTAGCTGATCACGGCTATGGTGTTGGTACAGTAGTAACAATTGGTGGTGATAAAGAAGTCACAGCCTGTAAAAGCGGAGATAGAGCTATTGGAGTTGTTTCAGCAAATCCTGCATTCATGATGAACAGCCAATTAGAAAACGGCACATATATAGCTTTAAAGGGACGTGTTCCTGTAAAGGTTATGGGACCAGTAAAAAAGGGTGATCGATTAATTGCTGCAGATTGCGGCCGAGCAATGGTTTGTAACGATATGTCAATGATACATAATCAGGTAAATTGTTTTGCAATAGCACTAGAAAACAATACATACGAAAAAGAAAAAATCGTCGAAGCGTTAGTACTATAAGGAAAAATAATGGCAGCAGTTGGCTCAACAATATCAGCAAATGATTATAACACAATACGTAATAAAATTATTGCGGTTATGGGTACAGGAGGAACTAATCCTAATACTGGATCAACGGACTTGTCTTTCGGGTACAATCAGACGATCAACTCAGTGGCAGTATCTTCCGCATCTACAATAGCTAAATCGCAGTTTGATAATTTACGATTTGACATATTAAATGCCAAGTTGCATCAGGATGGAACTACCCCAACAATAACCACAGTGAATGTGGGAGACGTAATCAACTATTCAGCTACTAGTCCAGTATTTCAATATGAAACCATATCGGATCAGGCAATTGCAAACAGATTTAACATAGGTAGTGGTTATTATTCTTTAGCAGCAGCACAAACCAACTATACAGGATCTACTCTAGCGCCTACAATATTTGTTGGAAGTTGGAGTAGTTCGATTAGTAATGAAATTACAGTGACATGGCCATCTTCATCTGCTATGAGATATTTTTTCAATACTGGTGGAAGAATAAGATTCTCCAGTAGCTTTGTGCCTTCACTGGCAAACTCACAAAATACAGTTTGGCAAAATACTTTAGCTAATTCTGGCACACAGAGCTTTGGAGCCATATCGAGCGGTTCGGGCGCAGTTAATTTTTATAATCTTACTACTTCGTTCCAAACTTGGTATACCGGTGTAAGTTCAGCTCCGTATTCGTCTAACCAATGGTTACTTCAGGCTAGGGTATCTAGTGGGGACTGCTCTACATCTTCTGTGACTGCAACGTCTATAGTGTTTAGATCATTATGGAATGACGGATACACGGATCCAGGTGGCCCGCCCCCAGGCGATCTTGCACAAGGCACAGTTACTCTTAACGTAGATGAACAATACGCTGGTAGCCCTTCTGGAATTTCGTTGTTGCCAACAGTTAGTCCTCCAGCAGTGCAACCAGTTTGGACTGTAACACGACCTTTGTATACTGCAACATCTATTACAGGATCCTGATTTATACTTGACCTATAAAGTAGCATATAAATAAACTGCTACTTTAATTAGGGGAAGTAAATGGACGATAGATTAAGCAAGGCTTTGGATTTTGCAAAGTTTAGAGAAACGCTGGCAATACAAAGAAAAACACTCAAAGAAAAAATTGATTCAAAACTCACCTATGGGTACAATGGTGGCATTTTTAAGATTGATAGATCTCTAATTGCATTTGTAGAAATACTTATTTCAAAACAAAGAACTGCCGATGTTCCCTTAATTGATGCCAATGACAATCCTGTATTAGTTGATGATTTAGTAAAATTTCAAAATGAAATTTTAGATAGATATTTCACCGCCACTTTTGAATATTTGAAAGAATATGAAAAGATCAAAAAAAGTCGTACAGTTGAAAAATTGTTGGATCTATGACCAAAGGCGTTTTAATATTTGCTCATAACAGTACAGCCGTAGATTACGGTAAGCTGGCCATAATTGCAGGCGGCCTTGCAAAAAAACATCTTAAAGTACCTGTGTCTTTGGTAGCAGATACAGGCACACTGGCCTGGATGAAAGAATCAAAAACAATTACAAAAGCTAAAAAAATCTTTGACAAGATTATATCAATAGATCTTCCCTATACAACAAATAATCGCAAATTGCACGACGGGCTTCATTCTCAAACAATTCCATTTATAAATTCTAATAGATGCACTGCCTGGCAGCTATCGCCTTACGATACCACACTATTAATAGATTCTGATTTTTTAATTTTTTCAGATCAGTTAAATCAATACTGGGATATTGACTCAAGTGTAATGATAGCAGAAAGCATGAATGATCTACGAGGCGGCCGAGAAAAAATTTTAGATAAGAAAGTTTCCGAAACAGGCATACACCTTTTTTGGGCCACTACGGTGATGTTTAAAAAAAATAATGAAAGTAAATTTTTCTTTCAACTAGTCGAATATATCAGAGACAACTATGCTTATTTTGCAGATCTTTTTAGATTTGATTCTAGACAATATAGAAATGACATAGCGTTTAGTGTAGCAAAACATATTATTAACGGGTTTGAAACTACACAATCCTATACACTGCCTTCATTAACAACAGTATTTGATCAAGATGTATTAATTGATGTAGATCGCAACGGAAAACTAACTATAACAACAGATTTTGAAAATTCTGGAGATTACATAGCATCTACAGTGCAGAACACCGATATACACATAATGAATAAGCAGAGCATTTTGAGACACGCAGATTCTTTAATGAGGTTAATATGAATTTTGGTTATCTATTATTTGTTAAAACATCTCAGAACACAGATTATTTAAAGTTAGCATATGCACTGGCACTGAGTATTAAACATACTCAAAAGTCAGGATATGACAAAGTTGCATTAGTTATTGACGACCCTAGTCTCTTACAAAAATTAAATTCTGCCTGGGTTTTTGATCATGTCATTGAGTGGGGACAAGAGGACGGCTGGGATGGTCGCAGCTGGATGGACCATTTAACTCCTTTTGATTATACAGTATGTCTTGATGCAGATATGTTATTTTTAAGAGACTACAGTCATTGGATAGATTATTTTATCGAAAACACCGATTTGTATGTATGTAACAAGTCATACACATACCGTGATGAAATTGTTACCAATAAGTTTTATAGAAAAACATTTGTTGAATCCGGCTTACCAGATCTTTATAGTTTTTATACTTTTTTCAAAAAAAATGACATGTCGTCGGAATTTTTTTCAATGGGTAGATATATTATAAAAAATCAAGATGTATTTGCTAACCTATATTTAAAACATAGACCAAGCATAGTTGGCACTGATGAAGCATTTGCATTGGCAGCAAAAATCTTAGACATTCAAGATCAAATTTCTTATGAATTAGATTTTCCAAAAATAGTACATTTAAAACCCATGGTGCAAAATTGGCCGTGGCAATCAGACCGAGTAACGGACCATGTTGGATTTTATTTTAACGAAGAAGCTCAATTAAAAATAGGCAATTATAAACAAGATTCAATAATACACTATGTTGAAAAAGATTTAATGACAGACGAGTATATAAACATTTTAGAGGAATTGGTATGGAACAACAATTAATATTTGAAGACCTATATACTGATAAAAATAAAATAGATTTCTATGCGTTTTACAATCAGACTGACGGTTCGGTATTTGAAATATTTCCAGGTTTTCCAACAACTACTGATAAAAAATTTGTTAAAGTTGATGCTGAAATACTAGACAGTATAGAATCTGGACAGTCTAATATTTTTTCATACTATGTAGATATTAAAACACAAACTCCTCAATTGCAGAAAAAAACAAATTCTAATTTTGTTCTAACAAAGATTGACGATGTCTTACACAGGGTTATTGAGAAAAAATGGTCTAAAATAAAAAATCCAGACGTACAAATAAAATATTCAAAGAAAAACGAAGTACTAGAATTTAAAATTAACCCGTCTATTAAAAACATTCAATGGCCGGGCGAGCAAGAAATGATATTTTTAGTAACAGGGTATAACGACCCGAACAGTGTGAAACAAATGATTAGATTTACAGTTGATGAGTTAGCCAGCTTTCCGCAGATACATAAAATTAAATTGAGATCAAAATTTAGTATCTTTACACGCAGACTGTTTACAAACTACACATTGGAAATAAAATGAAAATTATCGAATTTGATGTAATATTCCTCAGCTATGACGAACCAAATGCCGAGTTGCACTATGCTGATTTATGCAATAAAGTACCATGGGCTAAACGAGTACACGGAGTTAAAGGATCTGACCACGCTCATAAAGCCGCTGCAGAATTATCAGATACAGACTGGTTTGTAACTGTTGATGCTGATAATATAGTTGACAACAGATTTTTTAACATCAATCTAGATATGAGAGATCCTAAGATAAAGGTCTATGGATGGTGTGGCCGTAATGCAATTAACGGATTACGCTACGGCAACGGCGGATTAAAAATCTGGAAAAAAGATTTTGTGTTGAATATGAAAACACACGAAAACTCAGATAGTGATCGCGGCCAAGTAGACTTTTGTTGGGAAGATGGATATAAAAATTTTCCATTAACATTCAGTGAAAGTGTTATTACAGGATCACCATTTCAGGCCTGGAGAGCAGGATTCCGTGAAGGTGTTAAGATGACCTTGCTTGACGGTGTCAAAGTTCCTCCTATGGAAATTAAAGAACGTATATGGTGGCACAATATTCATAGACTGCGTATGTGGTCAACGGTTGGTGCTCACGAAGAAAACGGAATTTATGCAGTATATGGTGCTAGACTAGGAACATGGATGGCCAATTGCACTGAGTGGAATTATGTTGATGTTCGAGATTTTGAAATACTTAGAGACATATGGAATCAATACGGTAAACCATATGAAGATGTAAACGGCGATGGTCTAGTAGATGAGATTAAAAATTTAGGCGATAAAATAAAAATGGATCTAGGATTAGACTGGCCTTTTCTTGATGCACAGCAAAGCAAATTTACTTTAGATCTGTACAACGAGACCATGAATCTTAATGACACTTACTTTAGGATGCCGGTACCTGCAGATGTATGATATTTTTTATGTGTCTAAAACTACTGGAAATGACACAGACTGGGCCGCAGTTAAGTCTAAGTATTCAACAGCTCAGCGCCTATCAAACATAGAATCATTTGATCAAATTAAATCTAGAGCATTTACCAAAATGTTTTGGGTTATTTGGGATGATATAATTTTAAACGACTCTTTTGATCTATTAGAATATGCAGCAACAAAGTGGGATGATCAATATGTTCACGTATTTAAAAGTGGTGAACATTATGACGGTATAGTATTATTTTCTAAAAATATAATCATAAGTAAAAAAGAATTTGACCATAGATTTTTTATTAACAAAAAAGAAGTTAATATCCAGGCATCGATTCCTAAACCGTTTGATATTGTATTCATTAGTTATAACGAGCCTAATGCAGACGAAAATTTTGCAAAACTCAAAGAAAGATTCCCTAGAACAAACCGTGTACACGGAATCAAAGGAATACATCAGGCTCACGTTAAGGCAGCAGAACTAGCAACTACCGAAATGCTTTGGGTAGTCGACGGCGATGCTGTTATACAACCTGATTTTAAATTTGATTACGAAGTGGCATCGTATGAAAAAGAAACAGTTCATGTATGGTCTAGCCTTAATCCAGTCAACGGTCTTGAGTACGGATATGGTGGAGTAAAATTACTGCCTCGTAAATTAACTCTTAATATGGATGTTAACTCACCTGATATGACTACTAGTATCAGTAAATTGTTTAAAGCAATGCCGTTGGTTAGCAATATTACAGCGTTCAATACTGACTCTTTTAGTAGCTGGCGCTCAGCATTTAGAGAATGTGTTAAATTAAGTAGTAGAAC